TGCATACGGCATTTGACGTATAGGGTCATATGAGTTACTCTTGGAGGTGTTTGAGGTCTGATTCATATATAAATATATATATAATATAACAAGATTTATATACTATGAATGAGTTACCCGTCTATATAAGGGTAGAGAAGGAGTGTAAAGCACTACTGCGGGATAGGGTGGGTACATATTACGAGTAACAATAACATCATAGTTGAAATAGATAGGGAGTTCTTACCACAACAATTAGAAGTAATGGAACTTATATCTAAAAAACGATATGTACTGTATTCTGGTGCGGTTCGTGCAGGGAAAACTCTGCTTCTCGCTAACGTGGCAATACAGACCTGTATAGACAACCCTGGTTGTATTGGTATGTTAGGCTCATTAACTACTCCACAATTGACAGACGTTGTATTTACCGTCTTTAAACAAGAATTACGACTATATCAAGATGCCCTCACAAAAGCGGGTATTCCTATTACATTAGCTCAGATTAAATCCAGTAAGGGAGATATGAAGGCAATCTTCTGGAATGGTTCAGAAGTATGGTTCAAACCTTGTGATGAAGAAGAAAAGTTACGAGGAATGACATTAGACTTCGTTGGATTAGATGAACCAATAGATATCCATGAAGATATATTTAAACAATTGACCTATCGTATATCTGGAACTGGTCATTTAAAAAATAAAAATCCATTTATTCTATTAACTACTAACCCGGGGAGTCAATCTCATTGGATATATAAACGATTCTTTGAATGGGAAAATCCTGACTATTGTACCATACAAACGACAACCTATGATAATGTCCTACTTCCTAGATATGAGGAGTTTATCACGGAAGGATTAAACGGTGGAGATATTGATTGGATTCATCGATTCTTGGATGGTACATGGGAAGCATTTGCAGGGCAAGTATATAAAGAGTTTAATCAAAAAACTTGCGTAGGAGATTATAAAGCTTTAAAGAGCTTTGATTACATCCTATGTGGAGTTGATTGGGGATTTCGTAATCCTTCATGTATATTAACAATCGGAATTAAAGGAAAAGATGTCTTTGTTATTGATGAATACTATCAACGAGAAAAGCCAACACACTTTGTAGTCAAAGAAGTGTCGGAAAGGCATATTAAACATCATTATAAAACCGTTTACTTTGACCCATCAAATCCTGATTTAATATTTCAAGCAAACGATTTACATATACCTGCTGATAAAGGGGATAGAAATGTTGATGCGGGTATTGGAAAAATAAAATCTATTATAAAAAAAGGCAACCTTCATATTGACAGGAGTTGCGTTAATCTAATACGAGAGTTTCAAGTATACCAATACAAAAAAGATAAACCAGGGGTTAATAGTGTGGAAGTTCCTGTCAAGTTAGACGACCACTCCCTTGATGCTCTGAGATATGGATTAACTGCTTATCATGCGTTTAGATTACAACCAGTTATAGGATTTATAAAGAAAGATTTGTGGGATTTTCGATAGGTGAAAATGATGCCGAAATATAGTGTATTAAACGTGTTGCATAGTGTATGGGACAATTATATTGCTTATACTGTGGAAGATAGGAAAATGAGTACAAAAGAGAACAAATTACTATCTCCAAAAGAAGCGGTAGCTGAAACCAAATCCCGTTCTACTTCTCCATTTTCTAGAGAACTATCCGATGCAAAGTGTCGAGAAATTGCAAAACAATGCCCATTATTTATGAAAGCGGCACGTAAACGAGCACTTGATTCGATTAGTTCATGGCATCGAATTGAACGCCTAGATGAAAAGAAAAATCCTGTTAAACAAGATATGGATATTATTGAAGAATTTATCCAAAGGACTAACTTACGAAAGAAATGGATGATAATGAAAGTTGAGTCCTATATTACAGGTGATGGATATTTACTATATACTTTTACTAATGATAATACTGTGGAATTGTGGGAAGAACCAACTCCAGGTTCATTTCCTCAAAATGTGTTTTCATTGAAAGGAGAACATATTACTGAAATTGATTATTATCCTCCAAAGAAAGAATATTTTAGAGAACTTAATGTTAAACATTATCATTTTAGAGATGCTAAGACGGGTCAAGATTATTGGATTCATCCTGACCGTGTGATACATAGAGTGTGTGACCAATTAGCTGACAGTAGTTTTGGTAATTCTAAGGTAAATCTATTACGTCATGTTATTAAATCTATTGTTAATGTTGATATAGCGTGTGGTGAAACTTTAGCTTGGTTTGCACATGGAGTCTTTGATATTGAACAATTTGGATTAAATGACAATCTAAAAAAGAAATGGGAAAAGACTGCGAATGAACATCCTGGAGCATGGATACATGATGAAACTGCTAAAATTACAACAATTGCTCCTACTTCTATAGACCCAAAACCATTCTATGATTTTCTTACATTAAAAGTGGCTGCTGCGTTTGTAATGCCTGAACATATCCTTAAGGGTGTTCAAGTAGGTAGAGTAACAGGAGCAGAAGTAGGTACAGGGGATTATCATAAAGATATTAAAGATGAACAAGACTTAGAGGATAGTCCTTTATTAATTGCACTTTATGCAAAATTACTAAGCGGACATGGTAGAGAATGGAGTACAGATGGCAAAGTAAAGTACCATCTTGTATGGAATCCTCTATATGTTGATGAACTATCTGAGGCTTTGATTATGGAAAAACGTGTTACATCAGCCGATAGAGCTTTGAATGGTAGTAAAGGTATGGGAGGATTTGCAGATGTGCAAGAAGCTCGACTTATATTTAATCATGGACAAATTGAATTAGATATAAATAAAATACCTAAACGACCTATAGCTCCACAACCTCCTAAAAGACCCCCTAGTGGTACGGAGGCAAAACCTGAAAAACCAGAGAAAAAGGATAATTCTTTGTATGATATGCAACTTGACGAAGCATCTAGAGCTATGATAGCAAAACGTAAAGCTGTTATTGAGCATGAAAAAAAACTTGGTGAAGAAGTTTTACGAGAACAAGATGCGAGTAATAATTAGTATTCATGGAATAGATGAACTCATTAAGGCTAATACTCAGTTCATAAAAGCATTAGAAAAAGGAGAAATTACAGAGCAAATTCTTGACAAGATTGTTAGAAGTGCAAAGTATAATGCTCCACGTAAAACAGGTACATTAGTAAAAGCTATTCGATGGGTAAAGGAAGGAAATGGAAGATACGCAATTATCTGTGATGCAACAAATCAAAATGGTGACCCATACCCAAACTTTTTAGAGTTTGGAACACGCTTTATACCAATAGGGTCAGTTGAAGCTCCTAGGGTATATAAAACGACAACTGGAAAAACTGCTCAAATGCCTTTTATTAGACCTGCAATATACAGAATGTCTAAAAATTTTGCGGGTATGATTTCAGATGTAGTAAAAAAGATATATAAATAAAGAGGCAAAAAAATGAAAACAATGAAACTATGTTGTGGGCGAAGTAAATGTCCCATAGTAGTAATAGATACGAAAGCAACACGTATTAGTGATGATTACGGAAATACCGTAATTTTGGAGCATAACCAATGGGAACTCCTTAAAAAAAGGATAACGGATGGTGTTGCATAAATGTCACACAAGAAAGGAAAGCTTGTTAAAAATCCAACTCAGAAAGTTGAGCAAGTAATAAGAATACCTCCCCTAGTTGAAGCCGAAGGAAGATACTTTCAGGGATTAGTTGATGCTTCTAATAGGTATACTGCCCTATTAAAACAGAAATCACAATATGATTATGCACTATCTCGTCTTTATCTAGATAGGGAACGTGTTGTAAAAGGCGAAGTATCGTTTCCAATGAATATTACGTTAATTCCAAAAATGATAACTTATCCTGAGAATGATAAGAAAAAAATTCTTACTATGTTCGATGAACAAATTGCAGTCGTACAATCTACTTTAACAGGATTGACAGGGCAAATAGAACATCGATATGAAGAATATAAAGAATCAGCTATTCGAACTAAAGAGTTCTTGAATCGTAGATTTAAAGATGTAATGGCTACTAATATTGCTACTGAACGAAAAGTTATTCCAGATGAAACAACTCTCTTTGAGGCTGAATTTAGTGAATTGTTAGAAAAAACACCTGATGGAAAACCTAACCCATTATATAATCCAAAAAAGGTGGAAGCTTTACAGAAAGTTAGAAAAGACATTACTAAAAAAAGTGTTTCTCGAAAAACTAAGAAGTGATACTATGGTGGACATTGTATTTGGTGATTATTCAAAGAAAATCTTACGAATGGGTGCATTTTTAGTGCGTAAGAAATTACATACTGATATTAAAACTATTTCTGAGGATATGAGTCATTGTGGTAATCCAGCGATTGCTGCCATAAACAAAATCCTAGTGGCTGGTGCTGATAATATCGAACCAGGATTTCAACGAAGAACTGCTAAAGATTTTGGACAGTTAGGATTGTGGATACTGTACAAAGATACTGCATATCGTGATGTATTCTTTTGGATGCTCTATCAGATATTATCCCGTGCAGATACATTATTGCCATTAGTTGAACCTTTCGTTAAACCTGTTAATGAATGGTATCCTAATGATTGGGTACATCAACAACAAGAGTCACAGAGATTAAAACAAGAGCATAAGATTCCTGATAACGGTAAATGTTTAGGAGAAAGTATATACACTCCTAGCATACAGAACAAGAGGCATAAAAAGATATTGGAGGGCAAAAATGCCTGAAATTAAGCCTGGAGAAACTGAAAAAGAGTGGATTCCTCGTTGTGTTAGTTATTTAAGGACTAAAGAGGGAAAGACTAAAGAACAAGCATTAGGTAAATGCTATGGAATGTGGAAACAAAAACATCCAGAAGCGAATGATGCTGAGTTTATGCTAGAGTCAGAGTTATTTACTTGTACTGCCAACTTTGTATTTGAAGAAACTCACACAGAAACTACTATCATCGAGGGGAAACCTACTGATAATGACACAGAAACTAGGACAATGATTGCGGTAATTGGAAATCGATTTATGAATGGTGGATTTTTACCTATTGATGTTTTAAAACAAAGTCTTGACCAATGGAAAAATACCTTACATGATATAAATCATATGGGGTACATTGTAAATCCAATGACTGATAATAGACAAGATATACGCTTTTTTGTAGGGTATCATCCACAAGCGTATTGGAATGAGGATACTAATAGCATCTCTATGAACATTGCTATCGTAGATAGCACTATGTACGCATCCGCATGGAGAGGCTATGTTAATTTATGTAAACAAGCTGGAATCGTTCCGAATGTGTCGGTGACATATATCGCAAGTAGACGATTCATAAAAGCTAAAGATTTGCCACAAGGAGTGGATTATGCTATCGAAGGATATAATGCAGAAGATTATGTCCCAATTTTGACAGGCATAAAACCCCTAGGTGTATCTACCGTTGTAATAGGGAAATGCAACGATAAACTAGGTTGTGGTATAATAAATACAAAGTGTTCATGTGATGTTGAGGATAAAGAACAAAAACAAACGCAGTTAGATGCTGCATTAGAAGCCGAAAAAAATGAACTCTTAAAACGAATTGCAACTAAAGAAAAGTTGCTTAAAGGAGAATAAAGTTATGCCTAAAGATATAAGCGAAATGAACTCCGAAGAACTTAAAGCCTATGAGGAATCTTTGGATTTAAAATTATCGCAAAATGCTATTAAAGTTAAAGCTGATGCTGTAAGCAAAATTGAACTTGCGGATAAAGAAGCTAAGAAAGAAGCTGCTAAAGCTGATGAAAAAGCTAGGGATGCAGCCGCAGAAACACGGTTTTTTGCGAATAATCCTCAGTATGCTAAACATAATCCTTTAGATACTGGAAAAGAACAGAAACCTAAAGAAGATACTCCATTTTCTACTTATTATAATCATTTTTATGATAAGTATAAAACGACTCATACACCATCCAAATATACTAATCCGATAACTAAAGTATCTGGTGTGGAAGTTCAGATTGCCAATACAGTTGATATTGGTACATGGGAAAATCTGTACATGAATACGGATTCTGATACAGGTTGTGAAGATGATGTTTCCGATTGGAGTCCCGCAGATGTGTACTCACGAATTATATGGAATACATTTTCATGTAAAGCTGACCTATTTAAAATCTGTGTTAAAGGTATTGCCATTAATCCAGGTGAAGGTCTTTCTGTTCAGATTAGAACATATGGAAAACTCTCTGACCCTAGTGAACTTGCCTCTTGTGAATGTCTAAGTTGTGCATCTATCACATTTTCAGTATATCCACTTACTTTGAAACAATACGGTAAAGAAGTTATCGTTTGTGAAAAAGATATTTGGGATGTTGGTAGTGTCTTGATGGATACATACATGAACGCACTTGCTGATATGTGGGCTACATGGTTCGATTATCAGATTTATTCTGAATTAGAATCTGCTTCACCAGGAACTACTGAAACACTCACAACTGCTCTTGCTTGTGACCCAACGATTGAAGGCTCATGTTGTACTGATACTGCATTGATGGAAATGTATAATGCGGTTAATGCCATCGTTGCTTCAATGAGAGAAGGGACAACTCCTTACGACCCTGATTATATGCTTATCTCTCCAAGTGTTGCTAATATATTCAAGCGTATGCAATCCCCTACTGTGACCTTTTCTCCAGGAGATGTTAGGTTTGACGATGCAGGTCGTCTTACTAAAATTGCTGGATTAAATGTTATCGAGTATTGTAGGGCTAATGCTTGTACTGATGCAACTGGAGAAGTTGTCGCTATCATTATCGATTCAAGACGGGCTGTTGGTGCAGTCTTTGGACAACGACCACAAACATATAAGTTTTTCCAAAGCAACTGTAACAGTACCCGTGTGGATTCATGGGCGTTCTTTGCCTGTGGTGAATTGGATACTGGTGCTATAGCACATATTGTGAACCCTTAAACGGGGAGGGAGGTAATCCTCTTTCTCCCCCTAGTGAACAATTGTGTGATAAAATAGGAACACTAAGGATAAAGGTGAATATAAATGGGTAAATGTACAATTATAGGAAAAATTCGAGTACCTGCATCTGTTGGACAGGCTATACTTCTAAATGGTAAAAAATGTGACGAAGAAACTGTATGGACTATTAATGCCTTCGGTGGAGAATCTCATGTTACAGATTTTACTATTGAGAATAGGTCTAATGTAGATTTCGATATCGATTTAGAATTGTCTACACCAACAGATGGCGAGTATACAATGGAAATCCTGGATGCTCTTGATGCTCCTGTTACCTTACCTTTCAACATAACTAAAGAAACGGTTAATTGGAAGTTTAAGATAACATTTGATAAATACATTGCATCAGATGAGTACGAAATAATCCTGACACTCGATTATGTCTAGGGGTAAATCCCCTTTTACTTTCTTTATGTCGCTATGTATAGTGTGTAAGAAAGTCTATGATACCACTTATTCAATAGATGTACTGGCTTTATTACCGTTACCCGTACCAAAAGATGAAGGGATTGTACCCGAACCACCTGTATTAGAATTGCATAATATCTATCAAGTATGCTTTAAATGTCTACAATTACTCTATCAAGCATCAGAATTAAAGTTGCTCCTTGGAGAAATTTTAATCTTAGATTGCTCTGCCAATGTGGACTTATAATAAGGTTCGACTCCTTATATTGGCTTATGAAACAATGGCAAATTGTAGTTCCTTCTGATTTTGCAACTACAGAGAAGGAATATCAAATTAACGGTAGGTCATATCATCGAGTGACTATGACATTATCTGTAATTGCTAAACATCGATTATTTCAATGGGCTTCTAGAGTTGGACAAGATGTGGTTAATAAGACATTAGAAACTCGACAAGTTATAGGTACTCACGTACATAAACTCATTGAATTAACCCTACAAGGAACAGATGTTAATTTAGGTGCATATGAGAAAGAGATTCGAGAAGATATGTGTAGATTTTTCGAATTTCAACAAGTGGCTGAATTATTACCAGATGGATTAGAACAAAGATTGTGGAGTAATGTATATGGGTATGCTGGAACTGCTGATTATGTAGGAAACTATAAATCGCCATTAAAGTTCTTAGTACGAGGGCATCAACCAAAATTCCTTGAATCTTCATATGTTATTGGGGATTGGAAAACTGGAAAAGATATCTATCCGCAATACTGGTTACAATTAGCTGCTTATGCAATGGCATTTAAAGAATTAACAGGCGTACAAGTAGATGGCGTATTTATTTGTAGGTTACGAGATGGTAAAGTTAAAGTTAAAGAAATGACTTGGGATGAACTTACCGAGTTATTTGATGTTTACCTAGCTGTATTAAAAGTGTATAAATGGAAATACAGATTAGGTGATGATTAAAGAGGTAAAAAATATGAATACAGACTCCAGGAAAGTATCAATAGAAGTAAACGAAGTAGAAGTAAAAGCTTTAAGCACTTTATTGAAAGATGCCCAAGTGACTGTCCCATTAGGATATATACTTGGTAGTTTTATGGCAAAAATTGAACGAGCATTTATTGACAAACAGGAATCAATGCTCAAAAATAAATACTCAGCAGATAAGAAAAAACCTGAAAAGGAAGTAACTGAGTAATAAATTAGGAGTTAATAAGATGGGTAGTTATTATAATATTTCAACAGCATATGATAATGCAATCTATGAACGTAGTGATGAGAATTACTATATAGTGAATATACAGAATTATCTTGGAAATGCCCTAGTAGACCCTTCTGCTGTTAAGGTTGAAATAACTGACCCATGTGGCTCATCTGTTGTTACTTTAACCGATATGACTAAACTATCAACAGGTGTTTATGTTTATAATCATAGTATTGACGATGATGCTCTTTATGGAGAATATGTAATTACTGTTACTGCATCTAGTCCAACGTACACATCCGTATACAAAGATAAATTCTTTATTCTTCCTTGGGAGGCTTCCTATGATGTTCGTCAATTGTCAGGAATAACATCTAAAAAAACTATTAGTGAACACTCTTTAGCTCAAATTATTTGGGAGTCATACAAAGAAGCCCTTGATGAAGTGTATGAGTATCATGCTAATACTACTCCAAAATGTAACCCTGATACTGGAAGTTGGTTCGATGGAGTAAATACAACCTTTGCAACTAGTCATAGTCCCATAGCGGATTCTGATGGTAATGGATTTATACAAGGCTATGGTGAAGCTTCATGTGCAACAGATATTGATGGTTGGTGGAAAGATTGTGATGGAGATTGCCATCGAGTTAAAATTACAGTAAATGAGCCTCATTGTGGGAATATTACCATTACTAAGTTAGATGGAACTCCTATTCCGTCTAGTATGCAATGGGTACATCTTAATTATTCAACTGAATGGTATACATTTGATTCATATATGTTTAAACAAGCGGTATGCTATTTATCGGCTCATAAATGTATTGTACGTTTCCATGAATTAGAACGGGCAACTTTAGCAGATGTTCATTCTAATAGTACACAAGAAATACTCGCCCATAGAGATAGGATGAAAGTAGAATACATTAAAGCTTTAAATCAAATACGAAAACCTGTAATTGGAGCAGGTATGAAACCAGGAGCATAATACACATGGCGTATGTATCTTTTGACCCTAGAAGTGTTATACGCACTATATTATCTTCAAACTTAGATGTTGATAATGACGGAGTAATGGAACGTGTATTAGTAGTTACTTTATCTGGTGATAGGGTCTATAATATTCCAATATACTTTAGTGAAGAAGTAAAATCTGAGGAATTACCGACTCTCCCATTCTTAGAATTGGAGATGGTCGAAACAACATATGAACCACATGATATAGGAGCAAGTACAAGAAAAATGGAGTCCAGAATTGATATCCATATATATTTCCCTGATTTAGACGGTATCGATAGGACAACTTTTGCTCAAGAAATAAAAAATCGGATGCACGATTTAATAAGAACAAGCCAAAGCACAACAAGTGGAATAACATTTATGAACATAGAAAATGATGTGTTAATTCCTGAAACTAACGGTAGGCAAGTTATCTACCATTATGTAGCAAGAATTTACGCACTATACTATGATTTATGTTAAAGGAGAATAAAAAATTATGACATTAGACCATATTGGAGAACCATTCCAAGGAACAATCTGGTATTGGGTAGAAGATAGTTATGGTAGTGGAGAATCTGCTGTTACATTACCTATCTCTTGTAAAGTACAGAATGTTCGTATAGATACTGGTGATAGACACAAAGTATTGAAAGATATAGGTTCACCCTTGGCGTGTCACCTGTTAAAACAGACCTATGAACCAAAACTGCATATTGAGTATATTCCTCAATGTGATGATACATTCTTAGCACATACAGTTAATAGAAGTTCAGATTGTACATTAAAGTCTTTTGCGTTTTGCGTGGGAGCAAATGTACGAAATACGGATACTGATGATATCAGTTACTATTTAGTAGATGGTAGCAAACCTGCCACTATTCGAATTACAGGGTCAAAAAATACCGAATACTTGGTAGTTCTTGACTTTGAGTCTAAATCTATTGCTACATCTCATGCGGCTACGGGGTCTGCTCCAGCAGCATTGACAGGTGAATATCTAGCATTTAATATTGCTGGTGAAATAACTAAGACTGGTGGACACGTTGTTGATACTGACCATATTGCATTTATTACAAATTCTGTAGAAATTACGGTTACACACAAATTAACGGGCTATACTGACCATGACTCACTCTATAAATCTTTCTTAACAGAAGGAGATATGGATATTGAGGGAAGTGTTGACATTACCCTAGATGGTGGTGGAGCACTCCATATTGGAGAAGTTTTAGCTAATACCGCATTTGACATTATAGTAGATATGGGCGGTGCAGGTTGCCCTCGTCTAGACTTGCCAAATTGTGAGTGGAAAAATTCAAGTGTGAACCAAGATAAGGGTGGAGAAGCTATTAGTAGCTCTGTACCTTTCACGGTGAAACCTACTGCCTGTGATAGTGTAGTAACGGATGTACCAGCGTAGGGGAATTTCCCCTTTTTTCTTTATATTAACATATCATGGTGAATATAAGGACTAATACCAAAAGAGGTATAAATTATGAAACAAGAAGAATATAATAAACTATTTCAGTTGGAGTTTATAAACAAAGGAAAACCGTTTTCTATGCCTATTTGGACAGTAGAAAAACAAGAATCTGCCATTGCTAAAGTATCTGAGTATAAGAAAGAACATAACTTATCAGATAAAGAAACGGACTCAAACTATAAATTTTTTGTGATTGTAGAAACCCTAGTGGAAATTGATGCTTCTTGCACAATAGAAATTGTGAAACGAGAGGTTGTGCATCCATTGGATATTCAAGACTTATTTTTAGCGGTTTATAATGCAGGGCGTAAGGGAATATATGCTCTGGATTTTCAGAAAAGGAACGAGATAAAAAAACTCAAAAAGTAAAGATATATTGGGATGAGGAACTTGGAAAATTACAAGAACTCGTCAATATACTATACTTAGAAGTTGGGAACTTAGATTCCATTCTTCATATGAATTATTGGAGATTTCGTTCCATACTAAATACTAAGGCTAAAATCAATGCAATCTCTAGTGGACAAATTCGTGTAGAATCTGGATTGCCACAAAGTTCAAAAGATATGATTGAAAGACGTAAAGCACAAAGGTAATATTATGGGAAATGACATAGATATACTTTATAATTTGGAAGTGCAAAAAGCTATTGTTCAACTCCAAATTTTAAATACACAATTAGCAAAACATCAGATGCAGTTACTTAAAATGGGTACTGCCTCTCAAACAGCATTTAATTCAACTGGAAAAGGTATATCTAGCTTAGCTATGCGTTTTGTAGGATATAACTTTGTTTTAAATCAAGTTATGGGTATGCAACAAAAAGTAGTGCAGTATGTCCAAGAGTCTGTTGAGAAATTTCGAGAGTTCGAACTTCGTATTGCAGAAGTTAGTTCTATCATGGGTACAGATTTTAAAGACTCTATCTATGGTTTACAAGCGGGAGTTGCATCTTTATCAGTATCATTTGGTAAGAACACAAGTGATATGGCAAAGGGATTGTATGATATTATTTCTGCTGCTTTTGATGCAGAAGAAGCTATCGGCTTATTAGGAACTGCGACTAAAGCGGCAATTGCTGGATTATCTGATATACGTACTTCTGTTGGTATATTTACAACTGTTTTAAATGCGTATGGTATGTCTGCATATGAAGCTACTTCTATTTCAGATTCATTATTCCAGTCTGTTATTCGTGGTAAGTTTCAATTTCAAGATTTAGAATCAGCCTTGGGGTATGTAGTGCCAATTGCATCACAAGCTGGAATTGCTTTTGATGAGTTAATGGCTGCCTTATCTACTACTACTCGTTTCGGTGTACACTTAGATATGGCTGCTAGAGGATTAGCACTTGGTATACAAAATATTATTAATCCGTCTACACAAGCGGCAAAAGCGGCTGAGAAGTATGGAGTGCATATGGATGCTCTTACCATACGATTAGAAGGATTACAAGGATTCTTTAAAGTATTAAATGAGAAAAGTAAAGAATATGGAATGACGGTTCTTAATGAATTAATACCAAATATGCGTTCTCTACGAGTGGCTATGGTATTAGCTGGTGATGAGGGTGTTGCAGGGTTAGTTGAGGATTTAGATTTATTAGTAGCTGCCTCTGGTAGAACGGAAACTGCTTTAAATAAAATTATGGATACTAGTCAATTTGCATCTAGTCAAATTTCACAACAGTTCGAACAAACACAGAGGGATGTAGGTAAAGCGTGGGATGGAGTTATTTTAGGTGGGCAACAAGCGATTACTTGGATAACAAAGAACTGGAAAGCTCTAGTACCTCCAATGTGGGGTGCGGCTGCTGCTGAGTTTACTATTGATAAGCAACTTGACCAATGGAAAGAAGCAAAATCAGCACAATATTCTCTTAAAGATATTGAAGGAGATAGAGTAGCTGTAATGAAAAAATACTTGACATTACAGGAAGAAATTGCTTCACTTTCTGAGGAAGTTGCTGCTAAAGTGGATAAAGGAGAAGATTTTAGCCATCAACAAGAGAGTTTAGAACATTTAACATCATTATCAACTGATTTACAAGATGCGTTTAATAATGCGTTTGGAGAGCCAATCCTAGGGGGTATCCGCAACCTTAAGGAATTATCTACAAACCTAGATGAAATTAAAGCAAGTATGACTATTATTGCGGATGAATTATCAACTCCTATATCTGTAGGATGGGGAGATTATTCTAAAAATATTGCAGGGTCATTAAACCTTACAATGGCTCAAAAGAAAGCGGAACAAGCTAGAGTAAATACTATTTATGATGTAGACCAAGCTATGAAGGATTCTACATATACATGGAAAACTCATAATACGGAATTAAAAGAAGCGGTATCGGCTATTCGTGACCATGAAGAAGCTATGAAGGAACAAAAAAAGGTAGCGGAAGAAGTTAATCGAGCTATGATACAGTTACAAATTGAGGCTTTAACAATCCAAATTACAGGTATGATGCGTAGACGAGGTTTAACTCGTAATGAACAAAAACGGTTAAAGCAAATTCAGATTGAACAAGCTAAGTTACGATTGGCTGATATGAAATCACAAGCTGAGGCGAATACGCAAACAGATTCATACTATTCTGAAAAGCAAGATTTTATCGATGCTTTTATTAATAACTTAAAACGAGAGGAATATACCTTAA